ATACGTATAACATTCTGCCTACCCATACTGTAGCCAGGTATTATACGTATAGACTAACACCTATATAAGACTTAAAATTCGGTCCAATTCCTCAATAGGACTATAGTCCAAAGGCTTCATTCTACGTATCTTAAAACGGACGCCTACGTAGGTAACGTCCACAAGTTTTCTTATTACTGCGTCTGGCGTCACGTTAAGCAACTTACATATTAGAAGATATACGCGCTGGTTTTGTAAAGGAAATCGCGTATCTAATATCATAGACGGAACACCGTTTCTCAACGCATTAATAACAAGATCAGAAAAGATCTCATCAAAAGGTGCAGTGATGTAGTTCAATATTGTCTCAACGCAGTACTGCATCTGCGGATGATAGCGAAGCTCACCTATGGACTGGAGAAACCCTAGCCCAAAAGTGGGTTCGAGAACTAGATCAGGTCGCTCTTGCGCGAACTTAAAACACGCAGCTAGATCCTCATCCAAGACAGGACCCTGAGGCCCGTTCCACACACCATCCAACGCTTGGAATGCTAAAGGATCGATTATATAGTAAGGCCAGGAAGAGTCTGGTGAAGGTAGGTCTCTATATCCGTTTCTCGACCATTTCCTAGTTTCGAGAATGGCTTTTGCTATGTTGATATACGTAATCGCTGTTGTTGTATCGTCAAGAGCGAAGTCCGCAGTTTTGGCCATATCAACTGACGGTCTAGGTCGGCGCCAGAGTAGTTTCTTAAAGCCGTTTCCGGCAGCCATCGTCTGGGGCCCTATGAGTGGATCTTGCGAGAAAGCCGTCTTACAGAAGAGCATTGTATCCCTAGAGACCATTTGCTTAGATGGTTTTGCCGTGAAGCCCCAATTGTGATAAGTTGAGGTAATGGTAGGAACAATTGGGACAGCATGGTCTAGGTCCTCTGTAAGAATAGCCTCCGTCAAATCATCACCATTAGTGAAGATGAAGTATCTGACTTGCCTTCCATCATGTTTACGTAATCTTTCAACTAAGGCACGACCCAAAAAGTACGTGAGTACGGAGTTCTTGAAGGTTGTAGAGTAGGCACCAGAGGGATTTCCAAACATACCAGTGTAAACACCAAAGGGTGAAAAGTATATCGGAAAATGGTGGGAAAGTTCAAGAAGCCGAACCTCCTCGTATATATCAGGAGGCAGTACTTTAGAGAGGAAGTAGAGATAGACGTTTAGAGGAGGACCTACCTTAACAGCAGCGTCCTGTCTAGACGAATCGCATGAGATAAAAGTCCACAGTAGCTTATCAAGCGTACGTAGGAAATCCCTAACGTTCTCACGTCTATGAATGGCAGACAAGGGTTGTACCTTACGCATTAACTCAGCGAGGGGACTTAATCGAGAATGGAGTAAAAGATGGGAAAAAATGTCGACCATCATAATAACTCGATTTCTGTCCTCGGGTAACGCATCATCTGGTGCGTGTGAAACGCGAGTGCCCGGAATGATAAGAACAGGATGCATCCTCTTCCTTTGAAGTGACTCATAAGCGAACATGGCAAAAGCGCGAGTACGATTCCTATCAATATCGCTAAGCCTAGACCAAGATGTCAGATGGTATGGGCCAAGGGAAGACGTACTCTGGCGATCATGCAAAGATTCCGAGATCATCCTTTTTCCAGGATATCTAGGAAACATGGCCGCTAATTCATCAGCATAAGTTTTTAGTTCATCCTCCTCCGTAGAAGAAGTATAAGGATAATAGTGCGGTATGAGACGATCATCCTCATAGTCCCTGTACGCAGAAGAAAATGGGGGTCCCCAATCGTCAAGGTATCGTACCTCAAAATCCGATATCTTTCCTGGCACGGAAGATAGTGAATATTTGAGACGCGATGCAATGACCTTGGAGTCAACACCTTCGAATAGTGGGGAGGTAAAATCGGACTCCTTCATCCGACCCACTTCAGTTCGATTCATGTTGTCTAGTTTTAGCATCATTCTTTTAGCCGGCAAGGCGTTAAGTAGTGGTGCCAACTCAGGCTGATCATATTGCCGAGTGAGAAGTGTCGAAGGTGATATTTCAAGCAGCTGTCTCGCTTCGGAGTATGCAGCATAGAAGTCCGTCTCTATGGGTACAGACTTAATTACAGTGGTCGTATTCATCACTTTTCCCTTCATGCATGGAGCATTATCCTTTCCGTGGAGAGAATACTCATATAGGCGTATATTCGACTATATATACGC